AACGTTATTATAAGAATAGTAGCGAACCGATAAAGTTTAAATAATAGAACAAAGGCTATATGAGCTATTATTTTTATAAATTGTTATAGCCTGTTATTTAAAATTAAGTAATATGATGAATTTAAAAGAAAAAGAAAAGCAAATAAAAATAGATTTGCTTGAAAAACATGGGATTAATACTAGTAATAAATGGCTAAGAAAGTACATGTGGTACTATGCAAAATGCATAACCCCGTTAGAAAACATGTGTGCAGTAGACTCTATTAATTATATTTATAGCAATATGGACACTTTTGCTTTTTTCATATACGGAATGAGAGCTGAGTATAATCATAATAGGCTATAACAAAAAATATAAGAGCAGTTTCAATTGCTTTTATATTGAGTTGGTATTAGTTCGAATTAAAAATAGAGAGATATGAGTTGGTCAAAAGTAACCAAGGGTAAAAAGCCAATAGGATGGTGGTATCATAAAATCATGTGTGAATTTGGCTGGATTATAAGGCGTTGTGATATTTGTAGAATGTATTATAAACATTTAAATAAGATGTGTGATAAGTATAAAATTAATTTATATGGTCAACACATTAATAAAAGCGACATTTTACAAGAGTCAGGTGAATATATCATAGATAGAATAGCGCGCAAATACATTTCTGCAATGGCTAGGCAATTAGATATAGATATATTAAATATGCCTATAAACAATATTCAAACATTCGATAATAAGTTAGAAGCTAAAGAAAAATTCTACAAAGAAACAATACTACCAGACATTGACGAAAAGGTAAAATTATATAATATTGATAATAACAAACCTAAACCGAAAGGTAAAAAGCCACCACCCCCACCACCTCCAAAAGGTAGAACTATAATAGAAGGGAAGCAACCGGAAAAACCGCCAAAGAAAACAAATAATTAATTATTAAATAAATAGACTATGAGTGAATCAAAAGAGTACAAAGAGAGTTTAGAAGTGTATCTATTGCAGCAAGATTTGCATATTAAAACACTTGAAGGTAACACCAAAGAGAATGATTTCAACATAGATTCAATGAATAAACAGATTGATCTATTAACTCAGTCATCATTACTTAATTCTGATCAAATAAGGCTAAGTAAAGCCAGTATTAAACGAACAAAAGAAGATATTAAGAAGTTGTAATACCAATAGCTTATTTATATTCATTCTAAATGTATTTATTTGTAAATTGAAATTAAAGTTATATATTTGCATCATGAAAACAACAAATCTATTTAGTCAATCGTATTTATTCTGTCAAGAGCCGCTTAGGAACTTGGGGTTTATTACGCATGATATAATTTGATTTAAAATAATATTAAGCAAAAAGCCCTAGGATTAAGTTCTTAGGGCTTTTTTAATATCGAGTAGTTATGCAGATGGATATACAACGTACACTTGGAATGTACGGTTCGCAGGTTCGAATCCTGCCTATTCGACTAAATAGCCCCAGGGACAGCATGGTGAAGTCGCTAGCCTTTCACGCTAGAGTTACGGGATCGTTACCCGTTGGGGTTACAAAATGGGAATAATTCTTTGGAGAAACCGGCTCTGTAAAAGCCCACCTAGTCAGTTCGATGCTGGCTATTCCCACAAATTGCCTCATAGTGTAATTGGCTAACACACGACCCTTTGACGGTCGTAGTCTCTGTTCGAATCAGGGTGGGGTAACTACAAGGAAGGCATCTGGCTGCATGAAGAGCTAGTCTTGAAAACTAGTAGGTCGTTTAACGATGGCTTGTGGGTTGGAGTCCCACGTCTTCCTCAAATGCTCGCTTAGTCCAATTGGAAGAGACAATAGGTTTAAGCCCTATCAAGTATCAGTTCGAATCTGATAGCGAGTACTAATGCCGATGTGACGTAAAAGCGAATGGTAGAGTGCCTAGGCTTAGACCCTAGAGTTTTGTGAGTTCGAATCTCACCATCGGTACTGAAAGGAGATGAAGCTAATCTGGTGAAAGCGTTGGACTGAAAATCCAAAGAGGGTGGATCAAAACCACCTATCTCCACTACGGGCATATAAAGGATACAAAACAAGGATTGCAACCCCTTGGAGGTGGGTTTGACTCCCTCTATGCCCTCTACGGAAGATTAAACCATAGTGGTACTGGCGCAGTTTGCTAAACTGTTCATCGAATAACTTTGATGCGTGGGTTCGAATCCCACATCTTCCTCTTGAAAATAAATTTTGTAATTAAATGAATTTGATTTATATTTGTAGTCTTAAATAATTTAAATGAAAACGATTCGCACACATAAGAATAATGCCGTTATTATAGATTGGAGAACTGGAGGTTCTACCGAGGGTTTTGTATATATGTAAGTGAATTTACATAAAAACATAACAGAATCCTCTAAAGAAATTTAGGGGATTTTTTGTTATAGGTACTTTGACATGTTGGGTAATAATGCGAGATAACCACTCTGCCTGATACGCAGGAGTAAGGTAGCGGTTGAAAACGTGGGTTCAAATCCCTCTCTCGCAACTATATTGCGCTTTGGATGTAATGGTAACACACTAGTCTCATAAGCTGGTAATTGCGGGTTCGACTCTCGTGGGCGCAACTATGGACATATAGCTTTAATTGGTAGAGCGTCATCCTGTTAAGTTGAAAGGTACTGGTTCGAGTCCAGTTATGTCCTCAAATGCCCTTATGGTGTAATGAAAGCACAAGACTCTTCTAAGGTTTTAGTCAAGGTTTGAATCCTTGTAAGGGTTCTGAAAATGTCAATCAGGTCATGGCGACCAAATGGATTCCAAACCCATAGGACAGAGTTCGATTCTTTGGATTGGCGCAAAATAGTGTGTGTAGCTTAGTTGGTAAAGTGCCAGACTGTCACTCTGGAGAGCGGGGATCGTAACCCCCACATACTGCAAATGGGGTCATAGTTCAATTGGCTAGAACAGAACTTTTGCAAGGTTCAGACCACGGATCGTAACCGTGTGATTCCACTAAAGTAATTATAATAAGAGGAAAACCTATTCGTATCATCGTATATGACAAAATTCTAGATAAAGCAATGATTAGTTTGCGTAGGTATTCAGTAGGAATCTGGAGATTACTTTTTAATGCGAGATGTAGCTTAATGATAAAGCACCTGACTTCCAATCAGGGGACGGGGTTTGATTCCCACATTTCGCTCAATGGAGGTATAGTTTAATTGGAAAAACGTTAGTCTACGAAGCTTGAAACGATGGTTCGACTCCTTCTACCTCCTCAATATGCCTCTATAGGTTAACTGGTAAACTACTTGACTTTTAATCAAGGGCTGTGGGTTCAAGTCCCGCTGGAGGCACTAAAACAGTTAATTGTATTTTGATATGGTTGGATAGTCTTTTTGAAGATTCTGTTTTGCTTCCTAAACATAAATGGTGATGTGCAAGATTTGTACTCTTGAAAAGTGGGTTCGATTCCTACAGGAAGCTCAATTGGCTCATTGGCGTAATGAAAGCGTGTTTGGCTTACATCTAAAAGGCGGTAGTTTGATTCTACCATGAGCTACTACATTTGCCCTTAGCATAGCTGGTAATGCAGCTCTCTCATAAGGAGAAGATGGTTGGTTCGATCCCGACAGGGCAAACTAAATGGTGTTTGAAGCATTAAGGTGATGTGCTTGACTGTGAATCAAGAGAAAACGGATCGTTACCGTTCTTACACCCAAAATCAAGGGCTTTTTTATTACCCAATAGTGTAAAAATATTTGACATGTAAAAATTATAGACACATTTATTAAGCTTATTTATAATAATTCTAAATAAAGTATTAACTTTGTAATTAAATATTTAGATTATATAATGGGTTTAAAATTTAGATGGCCGATTCATAATACCCGAAGTAAGGCATTGAATAGCAGTAATTATGGCTTCAGTTCATTCTTATCTGGCAACCGCACCCCTACATGGATAGACATTCAGCAAAAAAGCGCATTAGCTACCATATTTACTAATAATCCAGTAGCTTATGCAACCATCACGCTAAAAGCAAACATGATGGCTAATGGTATGGTAGGGGTTAAAGACTTGAAAACAGGCGAAATATTTACAAAAAAGAATATAAACGAAGCAAAAAACCAGCAACTAGTAAGAAAAGCCCTTAATTTATTCGACTCTCCTAACGTTTTACAATCAAGAAAAGAATTTATAACCATCAGTTCAATAATGAAAGATGTCTTTGGCGACCAATTCACTTATGGAAATTCTGGTGGAGTTGTAGATATTAGAAATGTTGCTGCATTATGGAATATTTATCCTCAATACATGAGCGTTTTATTATCTGGTAATTATTTCAATGCAACAGAGATAAGTGACATTATCAAGCAATGGAAATGGGGAGGATATGGAACTGATACTATTAAATTTGAACCTGATGAAATATTACACAGAAAAGATATTAATATTCAGATTAAAACAAATGATGATTTAGTATTTGGCACATCTAAATTAGTTCCTTTAAAAATGCCGCTATCGAATATAGAAAAGGCATACGAAAGCGAAAATGTAGTATTGCAAGATAGAGGCGCACGATTATTGATTTCTTTGGCTAGGAAAGCAGATGAAGTTAGCGGGGTCGAACCTGCTGACACTGGAGATAAGGAAGAGGTTCAAAAGGATTTTGAAGAATATGGATTATTAAGAGGACAAAAACAAGCATTCATAACTAGGCAACCTATGGATGTAACCACAATAGATCAGGACATTCGTAAATTAGGAATATTTGAAACTATAGCAAATGACTCCATGAGTGTTAATAACGCTTATGGTATAGCCCACGATTTAGTTAAGCTATGGATTAGTGGTTCAACATTCGAGAATCAAAAAGAAGCAGAAAAAAGAACTTACCAGTCTACTATAATTCCAGAATTTAATGATTGGGTAGGAGATATTGATAATTGGTTACAGATGGAAAAATACGGGCTGCAATATATTCCATCATTTGAGCACGTAGCAGTATTACAAGTAGATAAAAAAGAAGCAGCTACAGCGAATAGCGTAATATCTAAGTATCACGAAGCTTTATTTTCGAAGGGTGCAATAGTTTACAATGTATGGCTTAAGGCTGTTAATTTACCAACAGATGATACTTATGGCAATAAAAGAATATTCGAATTAAGCCCTGAAGAACTACAAACAATAGGTATTAACATAACAACTCAAGATAATGGTAATAACTAAAGAAAATATTAATCCGGATAAAAAACTTACTCCTGGAATGATTAAGAAAATAAAAGAGGATAAGTTGAAGTCTATTGAAGATGAAAAATTAATTAAAAAGTAAATGAAAGCATATATTAAAATATTATTTGTGGCAATTATAAGTTTAGCGGCTTTTAATTCGGAGGGTTCATTGGTTGCTCCCTCTGCCACAAATCAGCACAAAGCAACCGTTAATTCAAAAGCAACCAAAATGGAAAAGAAATGTTCAAAATGTGGAGATTTTAAAAAATTAAATGATTTCTACAACGACAAAGATCAAGCTAGTGGGTTACGTCCAGAATGCAAGGAATGCAATAAACTAAGAGATAGAACAAAAGAGGGTAGGTTAAAACAGATATTTAATGCCCAGAAATCGCATAGAAATTATAAAAAGTTATCGTTACCAGAATACACACTAGGAGAATTCGTTGAATGGGGGTTAAACCAATCTAAGTATAACGAAATACATAACAATTGGGTTGTGAGTGGATATAAAAAAGAATTATCTCCAAGTGTTGATAGGATTAAAAACGAATTAGGCTACAGTTTCAATAATATACAACTAGTTACTTGGAAACATAATTTTAAAAAGTCAAATATAGATATAAGAGAAGGTAGATTGGTAACGATTAATCTTTGGTATGGTGGAATAAAACCAATTATAGGAAATAATATAGATACTGGTGAGGTTAAAAAATTCATATCCGTATCCGACGCTAAAAGAAAATTACAATTACAATCAGGAAATATATGTAAAGTTCTTAAGGGAACTAGGAACCACACAGGAAATTGGACATTTAAATATTTATAAGATGGATACTATATTTGAATATAATAAAAAATTTGCAACTAAAAAAGAATTATTTGATTTTCTAGTTAAGAATAAGGATACGTTAATGTCTCAAAAGAAAGCTATAACAAAATATAGTGAACCAATAGATTTTGCTGGCGATGTGTCTGGAATTTCAATTAAATTAGATAATGTCAATAAAGCTAATGATTTTGTTGAAAATCCACCAGATAATTTAAATGTATTAATAGTTATTAATACATCTAACTTATTAGATAGTTGTATGGATTGTCATATTCCTGGATTATGGAGTAAATCTCTAAAAGAAAATAAATCAATAATGCATCTTCAGGAACATGCAATGAAGTTTGATAAAATAATTGCAGATTCGATAGACCTAAAAGCTTTTGCTAAAAAATACACGTGGAAAGAATTGGGATTTAATTTTACCGGACAAACAGAGGGATTAACATTTGATAGTATAGTTAAAAAATCACGTAATGAATTTATGCATACTCAATATGCTAATGGATACGTAAAGCAGCATAGTGTAGGAATGAGATATGTTAAATTAGTTATGTGTGTTAATGATGCAAGTTATGGAGCAGAATTTGAGGCTTGGGAAAAATATTATTCACAGATAATAAATCCAGACATGGCAGATAAGAGGGGCTACTTTTGGGCTGTAACCGAAGCGAAAGTAATAGAGGGGTCTGCTGTACCATTAGGGGCTAATTATGCAACACCAACGTTAGAAAATAATAAAAATCAGCCGTCATTTGGCACTGATAAAAATATAGAGCCGTCAACCGACACTCGTGAAAAAGAACATCGAGAATTTTATTTAAACATGAATTTAAAAAATAAATAGTATGAAAAAATGGATGGTAGAAGGTAAATTTATTCCACTAACTGACGAACAATTAAAAGAATTGTCTACTGAAGAATTAGCAGAATATACCTCAGACAAAAACAAAGCAACAGTAGAGGCTACTGTGAAAGAAAAAACGGAAGCTTTAGAAAAGCAAATCAAAGAGATGAAGGATTCATTAAACGATTATGCCTCTAAAGATGATATGCAAAATCGTTTAGATACTCTTTCCGAACGTGCTGATAACTTAGAAAAATCCGAGTTAAAGACTGAAATTGAAAAACTTCAGGATGATGTAAATAAACAAGCAATTGAGCTTAAGAAAAGGAATGATAACGTTAATGATAATATAGATGTATCTGTTTATCAAAAAATTCACTCTGCACTTAAAGAACATGCTGAAACTTTAGGGAAATTTAAATCCTCGGATCGCAAAGATAATGGATTAGTTATTAATCTTAAGGCTACTATAGTAACATCTGCTATAAGTGGAGACACAATGGCATTTAGAGTGCCTGGAGTTGGTCAAATTCAACGTAGAAAGATTTATTTAGAAGAGTTATTTACTTCCGGTAGGGTTTCGGCTAATAATCATGGTGTAATTCGTTATACTGATCAATTAGCACTTACTGATAATTCGTCTACGATTGCAGAAAATGCAGCTTTCCCAGAATCTAGTCTTACATGGATTGAGAAAACTATTCCAATTGAAAAGGTTGGTGATACTATTAAGATTTCTCGTGAAATGATGGATGATGTTGATTTTGTTAATGGAGAGATTAATAATTTCTTATTGAGGAATGTGGCTTTAGCTGTTGACACTCAATTGCTTTCTGGCGATGCTTCTACTCCAAATCTAGTTGGTTTAGTTCAATCTGCTACAGCATTTGCTGCTGGAGATTATGCTGGAACTGTTCAAGATGCTAATCTTTATGATCTTATCGCGATTTGTTCAGCTATTGTTCAAACTGGGACTACGTTCATGCCTTCTGGGGTTTTAATGAATCAATCTGATGCGGTTAGAATGAAACTTAAAAAAGATGGTGAAAATAATTATGTTGTACCAACATTTGTTATTCCAACTGAGAATGGAGATATAACAATTGATGGAATGAGAGTAGTTGTAAACTCTGGTGTTACTGCGAATACAATGTATGTAGGTGATTTCACAAGAGGCACTGTTTACTCTAGTGATGATTTACAGCTTGAATTAGGTTATGAAAATGATGACTTCACTAAAGATTTAGTGACCGTAAAAGCACGTAGACGTTTAGCTCTTTTAATTAAATCAGTTGATACTGGAGCTTTTAATTATGTTTCTGATATAACTGCCGCTTTAGCTGCAATTGATGATACACCTTAATTAGATTATCATGGGAAGAACGAAAGCACCTAAAATCAAAGTAGAGATCACAAAAGATGATCCGATTGGACTAAAAAAAGGACAGGTTAAAAATTTATCGCCTGTTCTTGCAAATGCATTAATTAAGAATAAACAAGCAAAATTATACAAACCAAAAAACGAAGAATAAAATGAAAAAGTTAATATTAATATTAGGAATGTTGTTTGTTGCAATCGTAATGAGTGCACAAACAAAACCTACCGAGGTTACACCGGATAGTTATATAACTAAGTCTGCTTATTTATATATAGGAGGAACAATAGTTGATACAATGACTAATGCCGATACTTTAACATGGGTATTTAGAATAAAAGGTAATGAAACTCAGGATTTTGATATAAGAGTATATAACGATTTTGTATCAGGTACAGCGACAGGTAAATTTAAAACTTACTTATCTCCAGATGGTGTGAATTATCAAGTAACAGCAGCAGGTGATAGTATAACAGTAACAACAATTTCAGAAGATATATTAGACTCTGAAGTAATTACGTTAGACAATTACTTAAAACCTTATTTGAAGGTTATTTATCATCAAGCTGGAACTGGGGTTAATGTTCCGAGATTCTATGTGTATACAAAGAAAAACTAAATAAATTGAGGGGTGGAATATACCCCTCTTTTAAAAACTGAACAATGGATAAGCTAATAGATATAGAATATTTTAAAGGGAGTATAACAATTCCAAATCTTAACAAAGATGAAGGTGATGATTTTAACGATACATATATAGGCACGTATCAAGAAAATTACCTACAAAAAGCTTTAGGATATACTATGTTTAAGGAATTTGAAACTGAATTAGAAAAGGATGAGGGTGATATTCCGCAAATATGGAAAGACTTACGGGATGGTGTAGAATATGATGTAACAATAGATGGGAATACAATAGGGACTAAATGGAATGGGTTTAAAAACGATGAAGAAATAAGCCCGATAGCTTACTTTGTTTATTTCAAATGGATAAAAGAAAACTATGCACAATTAACTGGAACTGGTGTAGGTGTAAGTAATAAGGAAAATGCTACTAACTACCCGCCAATATTTAAAAGTACAGCATCTTGGAATAAATATATTAAATTAACTGGCAATATTAAAGATTACGTAACGAAAGAATGTTTCCAATATTTAAAAAAATACAAAAACAAAAAATATTACAGAGAGGATTTAAGTTTTATAGATGATTCAGTAAAATTAGATCAATCTTTATTTATGTTTCTATATCATCATAGAGATGATTTTACAAACTGGATTTTTACAAACGATATTAGATTAAATGTATATGAGATATAACTCACCAGTAGAATTATATAGTATTATTAATGATGTAGTCGATTCAATGCGAGAAACTGCATCTATTACTAATATCGAAGCTACTGGGGTTAATTTTAAATACACCGCAGCTAATACACTATCTAAAGATGATTTTATATCAATAACTGATAGTTCAACAACCAATATAGACATTAAAATATTAGAAGCCGATAGTACCAGCTTTACGATAAAAACGGAATACACAACCGCAATATCATTCAAGGCAAATGCACCTTACTACATGCATGAAAAGGAGAAAAAAGCGGCAGAAATACTAACCGTGAAAACAGGAAAAGGGACTAAGGTATCTTGGCAAAAATACCCTTTAATATTATTAACCCACCCTCACACCGACAATAGGCAAAATAATACAGTAGGTTATGAGATTTCACCGACAATACATATAATAACTGATACTAATTCAGATGATTGGTCAGATGATAGATATACTAATAACTTTGAGCCAATATTATTTCCACTATATAATTCATTTATAAATGCATTAGCTGCCAATGAATGGATTAGCGAAATGACACCACAGTTTATAAATCACGATAAAACGGATTTATTACACATAGATGGGAATCCATTTCCCGACAAGATGGATGGGATTACATTACAATTCAATGATTTAGAAATAGTGACTAATAATGTTTGCGAACCAACCCCAGCAATAGTAAACTATGCATTAAATATATCCCATGTAGGCGAAGGGGTAACAAGTCCAGATACGGGTATTTATTCAAGGCAAGCGGGAACAAGTGAGCTAGTGACAGCTACACCATTACAAGGCAATGAATTTGTAGAATGGGATGTAAACGGTGACACATTAGATTATCCTGCAATTACATTAGTTTATGATGGAGCAAAAACGGCTGTTGCTACTTTTCAATCAATATATCAAAAAATAATACACCAGTTTATTGAAGAAACAACGCCAAGAATACAAAATAAAGATTTATCATTATATGTCGGCACTGTTAGAACGGTTTCAGATATAGCCGAATTAGTAGCAGCTATTGCAATTTCAGATAATTATGATATAATACAGCTTAATGATGGGACTTATATTTCAAATGAGGACATTGCAAGGGGTTACATATTATTCAACACTAATAAAAAAATATTATTACGAGGAAATTCGGGAGATAATACAAAAGTTGTAATTAGACAAAATGCTGCAAATACTTTTTGCATAAGATTAAGAAGCAGCAATGAAACAGTTTTCCAAAACTTAACAATAACTAGCAATCAATCTATTGATACTATTTATCAAGATGGCGGTTATCCGAGTAATGCTATTTTTGATAGATGTAATTTAGAAAATATAGCAGATAGTTCAAGTTCTTCTATACTAACAATAGGCGATACAATAGGCGGCACAAATATTAATTGGGCTGAATTTAAAAACAGTACACTAACAAAAATAGGTCAAGGGCATTTAATAAAAGCATTTAATAACCCTAATACAAATCAATATTTATTTACTGATTGTATTTTAAATGGGTATAATTATTCATGTATAAGCCTAAACGATTCAAACAAATGCGATATAGCAATATATGACAGCAATATAAATCAGAACAGTAATATACCTTATGCGTTATTTTTCGGTACAGATACAGCGATACCTTCAAATACATTGGGTGATATAGATTTAAGAAGCAATACGATAAGCTATGGTGAGGGTTTTATCGGCAGACCTATATTTTTAGGTAGAGGGACTAGATATATTAACTGCATAAACAACATAATAACAAGTCCAGTTACCGCAGGAAGCTTTGGTATAATATCAAAAACAGTAGCCGAAAACATAGGAGAGTCAACGATAAAGGGTAATTATATTGAAGCTGAAAGACCTATTTACATAAAAGGTGGTAGTAAAAATGATATACAATATAATTCATTTATAGCCCTAGCTAATAGAGAGTCTTTCGGATTTGTTAATTATAAAAGCGGTGTTGATGAAGTATTAAGCAATAATAACATTATCACAAATAATAATTTAATAGGTGGAGATAATTCTATTTATTTGTTTATTGCTACTGGTGAGAGCGTACCAGTTGACGAAATAGCAAAAACATGCATATTTGATAATAATAAATGTTATTACTTAGAAAATTATTTATATAGTGAAACAGATTACCCGCCTTATTCTTTTGAAGATAGGATGGATTTTTGGGAGCCAACAACAAATAGTCTAAATAGTACATTAGTTAATGTAGAACAATTACCAATAGAATTACCTTAAAACAGAATACTAATTTAAAATAAATATATATGAGCGAAATTAATCAAAACCCTTGCACCACGGACTTAGCTCCAACAGGTGATTCAGGGTGTACACCGGATTTAACAGTAGCTAGAAGCGGGTGTAAATTTTGCTACTAGTACGCTAGCCGAAACAGAGGCTAGTTGGGACACACTTATTCAGAATGAAGATGTAATTCCTTTTAAGCTTGTTGAGCAAACAGATAACTCAGACAAAGAGGAGGAGATTTGGGAAGGTAACGGAGGCGGAACACATAAAGTGGCTGACGGAGTAAGTAAGAACACTTACAATCTAATTACAACACCGGCACAACATGCAATGCTAAGAACTTACGACCAGTATAGTGGCGGTTACGTTGTTGTTGACAAAAACAAGAATGTAAGAATGTACTCGGCAGATGATACAACAGTAGATGCTATCACAATAGGTACTATGTCGGTAGGTATTCAAACATCTGGTAACGATGGTAATCCAGCATTTACACCAATTATGATTGATGATAGATACCCTAGAGAATGGAACAATAAACCAGCGGGATTTAAGCCTGATTGGAATATCTTAGGTAAGAATGGGTTACTACCTGCTAGATTGGTAGAGTCTGGTACTTCAAATGCTACTACTATTGTAGTTAATATTACTAACTACGAAACAGGAGCGGCAATTTCAGGCTTAGAGGTAGGTACTGATTATATATTCTTAACAGCGGCTGGGGTTGTACAAACAATTACAACAGCCGTAGAGAGTGGAACTGTACTAGGTGAATACACATTAACAGGTACAGGATTAGAAACAGGTACACTTACTTTAGCTGATCCTGCCGACTTAGGTATAACTGGATATAAAGCAGCAGTTACTATAACCATAACAATTGCATAATGGGAAACGAAAAAGAAGTAAAATCGGAAAAGCCTATTAAGGTTAAAAGAATGACTAAATCCCAATTTGTTAAACAGGCTGGTATAAGTCATTTGAATAGTAAGGAAAAACATAGTTTGTATTTAACATACATACGCTAAAAAACGGGAGGGTTCGCCCTCCTTTTTACTATGGGACTATTATCATTCTCTGAGAAATGGCTTAAACTTGACTTCATGGAAATAGCAGAACAAACGCTATTAGAAATGGATGAGTTTATAGAAGACTTAAACCGAAAGCAATTA